GAGTTAACAATGATAGGGTTGAAACTACTCAAGCTGTTCAAATACCCATTGAAATTGCTAAAAGATTACACAATAAGATAAAAACAAACAATTTAAAGGTTGGCGAACAGATCCTGAATTATAAAGTTGATCAAGTCGATAACGTTATAAAAATAGGTTGTCACGCCTTTACACGCAAATATTTACTACATTTTGGTAGTAAATTGGCATAGGTTAACTGATGAGGCTTAAAATATAGCCGAAATAAAGCCCCTTTTAGGGGTTTTATATTAACCAAAACAAAACACAATGTTTACAAGAATTAACAATGACACAAACGGAAACCCTCGTTATGTAGTTCACTTTTTGCAATTAGCTGACACATACGCAAGAGCTCTTTTTTTAGCTCGTCAATTAGGAGGGCGTAAGTTTCATAACAAACAATTCGGAGGAGGTATAGCGTTTCAATCTTACAACACAGATCAATTAGCACAAAAAATAGCACAAATAAAAGAGGCTGAATATTTAGCAAAATAAGACGTTTTTAGCCACTTTCTTAGCGTTTGGTATGTCTATACTAATTTAAAAAGATAAGCGAAATTTAAGCCAATTAAGTGCCTTAAAAAGCCTTTTAGCTATGCTTTGCCCTACCATATTGGTAAAGCTAACTAATTGGTCTATTAAGTACACTAATATAGTGCCAAAAACCCTATGCAAAAACTCCCCAAAAAACCCACAAAAACCTCGCAAAAATCTAGTACGCAAAAATCCAGCAAAAATCTTTTATGATTTCTTTAACAAAAAACCTGCAAAAAACTTTGCAACATATCCAAAAACTTCTTAATTTTACAAAAAATATATAAACAAAACAAAAAACCTATGAAATTTGAATTTGTAGCCGAAACAGATCAATTACTAAATGACACGATCTATTTTACTAAACAAGATGGCGTATTCGTTAGTGGAAGCATCAGCACTAAAAAAGATATAGCTTATGCTATATTCCAAAAACTTTCCGAAGGATTGCCCCTTATAACAACAGAAATATTAGAAACAAAAACCCTACAAGAGTAAAAACAAAAAAAATGCTGAAACTAACCCTAGAACAAAAAAAGAAAGGTATCAAAGAAGAGTTTACCTACGTCAACAGTAACGGAAGAATGTCAAAACAATACACCTACAAAGGGATGTATATCACTTGGGATAATCAAATCCTACATGGCAAATGGTATTACTGGAGAGCTAGTTATTACGCCTCTTTAGATGCAGCGATTTCAGGAATAGATAGGCACATTAATCATTATAAAACCAAATAAAAAATGTTAGAAATCAAAGACCACAAAAGCCTTTTTAAATATGGCGACATGAAAAAAATCATGGAAATCACTGGCTATAGTCGATATGTTATAGAAACTAGACTTAAGAAAAATGACTACGAAATGACAGAGTTGATAAAAACCTTTTACGACAAAAAACTTGAACTACTTAAAAACCAAATATGGGAGCATCAGAAATAAGCTATTACGTTATGCCAGGACTAAAACAAACAGAAGTAAGATTTGACCAAGTTATTAAAACTGTATGTGAAGTCCTACAAGCTGATAAACGTAAGGTACTAACGCCAAACAGAAGTAAAAACCTTGTATTTGCTAGAAATATGTGCTATTTCATTTTTAGGCGTTATTTTTCGATGACTTTAAAAGAGATAGGTCAATCATTTGATCGTGACCATACGACAGTTATACATGGTATTCAAACATTCCAGAACGATATAGATTGTATTAAGTACTACAAAGGTCAATATGAAGAGGTCCAGCAGATATTAGGCTTATCTATGACAAACAAAAAACTTAATAATTTATCACTAAAATAAATCTTATGCAGTCAACATTTACAGAATTAGAAGAAATAGATAAAAGGTTATTAATAGCTAAAATCATCCATAACATTAACTATAGCCAATCAAGTTTTGAAACTATACTAGCTTTAGTTAGAATGTGGGATGAATATCCAAGAAAACAAGCCACTTTTTTTACACAATTTAATACACTAACAAATGGAACTACAAAAAACTAACACACAGATTCAAGCACCTAGTTACCAAATGGTCAACAAGGACTCAATGCTATCCTTATCTAACGAGCTTAAACGCTTTGTAAAGGATGCACACTTAGTATCTAACATCAAAGGGAAGGACTATTGTAATGTAGAAGCATGGCAAATGGCTGGTGCTTCTTTAGGCTTATTCCCTATCATTACAAGCGTACAAGACTTATCAAGTGAAACAGAGATTAAGTACATGGCTACTTGCGAAGTTAGATCATACCAAGACAATAAATTGGTATCAGTTGGTATCGCAATATGCTCCAACAAAGAGGGTAGTAAAAAATTCTTTGATGAATATGCAATCTTATCTATGGCACAAACTAGAGCAGTTGGTAAGGCTTTCCGTAATCAGTTAGCATGGTTGATGAAAGCTGCTGGATTCGAGGCGACACCTGCTGAGGAAATGGATTTTGCGACAGTGCAAACTGGTGCTAGTGTACATGAAGAGCCAAAAAAACCCATAAAGCCAGTACAAACAGTTGTAGCTGAGATTATAGAAGAAGCTCCTGATAGAGATTCTATAATGATGGAAGTTGCTAAGTGTACAAAGCTTAAGCAATTAACAGATGTTTACTTTACATACAAGCAAACATTTGATGCTGATGAAACATTGATGAAGGTATTAAAAATGAAAAAAGAAAACCTAAAATAAAATGAACCTAACATTATTACCAAAAGTAGAACTTAGTTCTATTGAACCGAACAAATTTGCAATTGAGTTAATCAAAACGCAGATAGTAAATCACTTTACAGAAACTGGTGAGTCACCACTAGAGCTTCTTGTCAAATCAGAGGCTGTTGTACAGCTTTTAGAGGGCATTAGAGCTGATTTAAAGGAGTTAGTACTAGATGAGCTTAGTAAGTATCCTGATGGCAAGGCTGAGGTCTTAGGAAGCGAAATGGCTAAGTTTGAATCAGGCGTAAAGTATATCTATGACCAAGACTATACTTGGGGCAAGATGAATGAGCAATTAGAATCAATGAGATTTGCTATTAAGGAAAGGGAAAGGATGCTTAGGACCTTACCTACAGCTATGGTTGATCCTGAAACTGGGGAGATGGTACATCCAGCACCTAGAATAAGCACAACAACCTTTAAGATTAATTTAAAGAAATAAAAATCTTGACCACCTCAAGATACCAATATTTATAACCTGATAGTAATTTATATAAACTTGGGGTGGTTATTTTAAACTTATGACTATAATTTTAACTATAGCACTTTGGGAATTAGGCAAGACCTTGTTCTATAAACTTATAAACAGATAAACATGATGGAGATTGGAGGACTGGAGAATAATGTACCAGTAAGAATGATTTATATTGATGATAAAACGGAAGTATTATTCAAATCAATGGCTAGAGCTTCAAGATATACAAACATACCACAAGACTCAATAAAAAAGTCATTAAACCCTACTTTAAAGCGTAGATTTATGCATAATGATAGAGAAGTAATATTTAGAATAAACAAATAACAAAACATGACTCACGCATCATTATTTAGCGGTATAGGTGGATTTGACTTAGCCGCAGAATGGATGGGTTGGAATAACCTATTTCATTGCGAATGGAATCCATTTGGACAAAAAGTATTAAAACATCATTTCCCAAATTCAATTAGCTACAATGACATTACTAAAACAGACTTTACTATTCACTCAGGATCAGTTGACATCCTTACAGGAGGATTCCCTTGTCAACCATACTCAACCGCAGGAAAAAGACTTGGAAAACAAGATGAAAGACATCTCTTTCCTGAAATGCTTAGGTGCATTAAAGAAGTCAAACCCAGATGGGTTATTGGGGAGAATGTTCGTGGACTTGTTAGTTGGAATGAAGGGTTGGTATTCCACGAGGTGTACAATGATTTGGAAAGGGAAGGATATGAAGTCCAATCGTTTCTTATTCCAGCTGCAAGTGTCGGTGCACCGCACCAAAGATACAGAGTATGGTTTGTTGCTTACTCCAACGACAAGGGAGGAAGTTCAAGATTTAGAGAAGTTCAAAGCAAGAATGGAGAAATATCCAAATGGAACAACAATGCCCAATTTAGCAACACAAATAGTAGGTATGTTACCAACACCAATGGCATCGGAGGGAGGAAAGATGTCAGGATCTTTGACCGAGAATCAAATGAGTTTAACCAAAATGGTAAGACAAAATATGTTTCAAACTCCGAGAGCATCAGACAAGAATATGCATTGGAAAACGGAGAATTGGAAGGGAGACGACTTAGGAAGTCAAATAAACGAAATTTTTGGGACTCGTTCCCATCTAAGTCCCCTATTTGTGGAGGAGATGATGGGCTTCCCAGAGAATTGGACAGCATTACCTTTTCAAAGTGGCGACAAGAGTCAATTAAAGCATACGGAAACGCCATAGTTCCTCAGGTAGCACATCAAATCTTTAAGACCATAGAAGAATTTGAGAAATTAGTTTAGTATATTTGTCTTGAGTGTCGGATACTCATTAAGAACTTATTGCCCTTGAGATGAACCCCCAATCCGACTGGGGGGAATTTGATAGGGCACTTTTTTTTTATGAATACAGGAATGATTGTTAAGAGCAGATCGGCTGAAAAGTACACTGCCATCGACAACGAAATTATTAGGAATGTCGAATTAACATTAGAGGAGAGAGGATTATTAATTTATTTGCTTAGTATGAGGCATGATTGGGTAGTTTATAAAACTAACTTACATGAACGATTAGGTTGCACTAAAGGTCAACTAGACAGAGTTTTTAAGGGATTACAAACCAAGAACTATATCTTGTCTGTAAAGGTCATAAATGAGCTTGGAAGATTTACTGGATGGAATCATGTAGTATATGATACACCAGCAATCCGAGATGATAAATCACCGAGTTCTATAAATGCCGAAGTCGGTGAAAGTGCCCCTATAAGTAATACTAATACAATTAATACTAAATTAAATTATAAGAAAACTAAGTTTATAAGACCAACAGCTAATGAGATAGACTTATATGCCAAAGAAATAGGCTTTTTAACTCTTGATCCTTCTTACTTCTTAGACCATTATGATTCTAATGGTTGGTTAATAGGTAAAAACCCCATGAAAGATTGGAAGGCTACTGTAAGAACTTGGAAAAAGAATAGTCTTAAATTTAATAATACATCAGACGTACCTACAAACAAAATAACTACACAAATAAAACTTAAATAATGAAAAAAACTAAAACAAAACAAGATGCTGTTGACTTAGTAGAGAAATACGAAAAGTATTTATTTAATAAGTTTACTACTGACCAAGAATGGGTAACATGCGTAGAATCTGCTTTAATAGGCATAAGACAAGTAAAATATTTACTAGAAAATAGTCTTAGAGAACCATTTGAGTACTTGCAAGACTTGGAGAAAGAAATTGATAAACTATGATAGCTATAAACCTACCAAAAGCCTTAGATATTGAATCTAACATACTTGGTGCATTACTTTTAGACAAAAGAACTATACCATTGGTTATAGGTCATCTAAAAACTGAGATATTCTACGATCTAAAGCACCAAAAAATCTTTAACGCTATTAAGGAGATGTACGATACTAACGTGTCTATAGACCTTTCTACTGTAGCTCAAAAACTTTCACAAGATAAGGAAATACAAGATATTGGTGGAGCTTATTACTTATCAAAGTTAACTGATAATGTAATTTCTAGCCATCATATTAACACCCATATTGAGATTGTTATTGAGATGTACAAGAAGCGTGAAGCTTATAAAGTGCTAAGGATAGCAGAGAATAGTTGTTTAGACAACGATAGCCACTCATTAGATTTGTTATCTGACCTAAATAGTCAACTTATAGCTTTACTAGAATATGGAAATCTATATGAGAAAAGCATAACTGATGTAGTTATGGCTATAAACTATGCTCGTGATAAAGCACAAAATGGAGAGTTATTAGGTTTTAATACTGGATTTCAAGAGCTAAACCAAACCATAGCAGGGTGGTGTAAACCTGACCTATGTATTATAGCTGCAAGACCTGGTGCAGGTAAAACAGCCATGATGCTTTCGAGTGTTTATCACTTAGCTATCCTAAATAACGTTCCTACGGCTATTTTTAGCCTTGAAATGAGCTCCGAGCAGTTAGTTGAAAGGTTAGAGTCAATAACAAGTCAAGTGCCGTTAAAAAGCCTTAGAACGAATAATTTGAATGATTACGAAAGAAAGGTACTTTTAAAGACAGATGACAAGATAATCACAGCACCCATCTACATAGAAGATACTGGAGGAATCAGTATCTCACAACTCAGAGCTAAGGCTACCATTTTAAAGCAGAAGTATGGTATTAAGATTATTTTCTTAGACTATCTTCAGTTAATGAGTGGACAAGGTAAGGCTAACCAGAACCGAGAGCAAGAGGTTAGTAATATAAGCCGAAGCCTTAAAGCCTTAGCCAAAGAGTTGGAAGTGCCTATTATTGCTTTATCTCAGTTATCTAGAAAGGTTGAAGAACGAGCTGACAAGCTACCAATGTTGTCGGATCTAAGAGAGTCAGGTAGTATTGAGCAAGACGCTGATATTGTTATTATGCTTATGAGACCATCTTACTACGAAATGAAAGATTGTGTAGAAATAGGTGGTAAGCAGTACAATCCTGATGACTTAGTTATCGTTAAGGTAGAAAAGAATAGACATGGACGTACTGGTAACTTAGCCGTAAGATTTATTGGAGAAACAACCACATTTGAAGACTATAAACACTAAAACATGAATGACAACTACCAAAAATTTGCTGAAGTGGAATTAAAAGAGGGTGAAGACCTTAACATTGAGAACATGAAAGAACGTATCGTTACTAAAGCATGGTATGATACGGCAAGGTTTAATGAGATTACTGACGTTGCAGTTGGTATAGGCATGGGAACTAGAACACTTTACTTTTATGCCAAAAAACTAAAACTACCTAAGAGAAGTGGACTTAAATAGGAACTATAAGAATACTCGTAAGTTCGATATAGAACAAGCTAAGGCTTCTGATGGCACTTACCAGGCATTGTTATTATTTGCTAGGAACACAAAAATCTTGGTCATACAACAGCCAAAAGCCCTAAAGCAGAAGTATATGTGGCTTGAATATGAGAATAATGGTAAGCCTAGTGGGATAGCAGATACAAGAGTAGAGTTCTTTGCTATCAACTTTGACCTTAAAGATAGGATTTACTTTATAAGAGCAGAAATGCTCAGAACAAAGGCAAGAAGATACTTTAAATGGGGTAAAACTAAGATAGTTGAAGGGGTAAGATATATAAAAGTACCAACGCAAGAAATTATAAGATGGGATTGACATAAATTTACAAAATGAAAAGAGTAATTAATTTTAGTGGTGGCAAGACAAGTGCTTTGATGACAATTTTAAACTATCGTGAAGGTGATTTAGTAATCTTTGCCGATACTGGTAGAGAACATCCTAAGACTTATAAATTTATAAATGACTTTGAGGCACACGAAGGCATCCCAATTATTAGGGTGATGTTTGAAGGTGGATTTAGAGGTATGTTAGAGAAAGCTAAATGGAAGTATATACCTAATAGAGTTAAGCGTGGTTGTACAATAGAGCTTAAAATTAAGACTGCTAAAAGATGGTTAAGAGCTAATCATGGTAAACAAAATTATGAATGGCTTGTAGGTTTTAGAGCAGATGAAGAAAGAAGGGTTAAAGGATATGAACAAAGACAAGCTTATATACATCCTAGATTTCCTTTATTTGAAGCAGGTATTGATAAGGCACAAGTAAATGACTATTGGAGTAAAAAACCTTACACTTTAGAAATACCAGCTATTTTAGGAAATTGTACTTTATGTTTCCTTAAAGGAAAGAACGCAATAATTAACATTATGCGTAGTTATCCTGAATTAGCTAACGAGTGGATAGAAGATGAGGAAATGAGTAAGAAATATGGTGCAGGACACACTTATTTCCAAGATACAACTTATAAACACTTACTTATGATGGCACAAAATGATTTATTTACAGGTCAAGATTTGACTGATATAAACCCTGCTTTCAATTGTTCTTGCACATCTTAATTAAATTAATTAATGTAATTTCGTTTATATGACATACAAGACAGCAAGTGACTTGACCAAAATGATGCTAGAATATTTAGATAGTCTAGGGTATGAGGTATGGAGGAATAATAACCTAGC